TTTGTAGAAGCAATAAAAGAAACATTAAACCTTAGTTGGACTTTGGTTGGTTTAGTTATTGCTACGCTTACACTAACTGGATCAGCACAGCAAGTTACAGGATTAGCTACTATAATAACTTTATCTGTATGGTTATTGACCATTGGTTTTAGAAAAGGAGATTAGTATGGACTGCTTTCCTAGTGGTTGCTGTAGTGGTGAGTAATGTGTAAATGCAACTACTTATGTTGTGGTTGTAAATTACATTGTAATAATTGGAGGAATATATGAAACTACAAGTTATTAGAACACAATTTGGAACAGATGCAACGAATGGGTTGCTATTTATAGATGGTATTTTTGAGTGTTATACACTAGAGGACCAGTATCAAGCAGTAAAAGTTATGCACGAGACCTGCATACCAGAGGGAACTTATGATATTAAGTTTAGAAAAACAGGTGGTTTCCACGCTAAATATACAGAGAGATATAAGAACGCACATCACGGAATGTTACATATACAAGATGTGCCTAACTTTACTTATATACTTATACACACAGGCAATACTGATGAACATACATCAGGTTGTCTTATTGTAGGAGAAACACAACAAGATTTAGAGGTATCTAAAGATGGTTTTATAGGCAGTAGTGCTGTAGCTTACAAGAAAATGTATGCAAAAGTAGCAGGACAGTTGCTACAAGGCAAAGATGTGACTATAGAATACACAACAATAAACAATTTATTAAATAAAGATGTAGATAATCAAGCAAAAGATCATACTGTTTTAGCTACCACAGTTTATGATAAATTACAGGAAATAAATGGTAATGTTTTGATAGGTAATGCTATGTTGAAAGGGAGATTGATAACATAATGTTTGAAAGATTGAAAAGAGCAAGAAATCAAGATGGTACATTCAAGAAGGATGTATGGTGGACACCTTGGTCTGATTCGTGGGAGTATAAAATGAGTGAAGACCTCAAAGATATGCTGGAAAGAACACTATGGACTTTCGTAGAAGCATTCCTTGGAGCTTTAGTTGTTGCACCTTTAGTATCACTTGATGCTAATACACTTGAACTAGCTGCATTAGCTGGTGGTGGTGCTGCACTAGCAGTTGTCAAGACATACGCTAAAAAACAAATCACTAAGTAGATTCTGTCCTATATCCTGTGTATAATTAGCACAACAGAAAGGGCTAAATATGACACAGGAACTAGGTAATAATTACTATAAATCTGGTTGGCAACCATCAATAGAGTTTGATGAATCAACAGGTAAAGGTGAGATAACGTACGTTGGTACTGATCCTGACTACAAAAATAAGTATGATGACATACTAAGAGGTTGGGGTTTTGACCCTAAATACTACGAAATAGAGGGTACAGTTCGTGCATCTTCGTGGAATGTACAGTTAAAAGGTGGTCAAGCGACCACTTTTTATGCGTTTAAGGGGGTTGTAAAGCGTAAGAACCCTGCATTAGACCAGTATTTTGACAAACTTGTTAAGGAATACAGTAGAAAACCTAAGTTAAAAGACACAAATTATGGTGGAGATACTGCATTTGTGTGGACAATGGCTGATTGGCAGCTAGGTAAAGCTGATTATGGCGTAGAAAATACCCTTAAACGCTACGAGGAAGCTCTAATTAAAGGAGTAAATCAGATTAAGGCACTACGCAAGACAGGTACAGAGATAGATGAGATATATTTACTAGGTTTAGGTGATTTAACAGAGAACTGTGACCAATCATTTTACAGTTCAATGCCATTTAATATAGAGTTATCGCTATCACAACAGTATCAATTAGCTAGGCGTATGATAATGAAAACTATTGATACATTTCTTTCACAAGCAGACAAGATTGTGATTTGTGGTATTGGTGGTAATCACGGAGAAATGACACGATCAGGCAAAGGACAGGTATTGTCAGATAGATTAGACAACTCTGATATGATGCACTTTGAAGTAGTCAAAGAGATACTTGCACAGAACAAAAGATATGACAAAGTAAAGGTCATACTACCTACTGACTATCATCACTTGCTAGATATAAAAGGTAAAGGAGTAGCTATCACACACGGACATATGACTGGTGGTGGTTCTGGTCCAGAGGGTAAAATTATGAAGTGGTGGGCAGGTCAAGCTATGGGTTGGTTACCTAGTGGTGCAGCCGAAATATTAATTACAGGACACTATCATCACCCAAGAGTATATAAACAAGGTAAGCGTACTTGGTTTCAATGTCCAAGCATAGATGCAAGTAAAGACTTTACTGCAAGAACAGGACTGTGGAACGATCCTGGTGTGTTATGTTTTACAGTTAATAAAGATGGTTGGGATAACTACAAAATAGTTTAGTTATTTACAACAACATAACCTAAATCAGCTTGTTGTATTGCTTGTATAGCTTTATCTCCACAACCTAATAACAATGTACCTGTACTAGCAGACTGACCTTGAATTAATTGATTAACTTTATGTGGTTTATAAAATGCTAACCTACCTTTAACAAAACATATTACATCAGATTTAATTGCGTAATTATGAAACCATTTAGTATCTGTTCTTGAATTTACTAATGCTATTCCGTTATGATGTTCTATAAATTTTTCTAACCATAATCCTGTTTCTCTGCCGTAAGGTGGATTGCACCAAACAAACCCATACCAAAGTTGTGTAAGTCCATCATTATTTTTATTAAAATGTTTTTCTGCTGGAATCCAAGGTATAGGATTTATAGGAGAAGCTACATCTAAATCAAAATTGACTTTAAGTGCTGTAAATATTTCAGGTGGTGTGTACCACTCATTTGATTGTACTACACCACCAGGATTTTCGTGATAACCTGCATACTTGTTTGTCATTTATACACCACAATACCCTTCACATTCATCATCAAATAAAGAACCTTGATAAACTTTTTTTTCTTTTTTAAAATCAATGTCTTTTAATGGAACTCTACTATTATGTATAAATAATTTTGTTCCTAATTTTTTTACAAACTGACTTTCTTTATTAGTTCTTAATTTATCATCAAATTCAACTGCAAATTTAAAATTTTCAGGCTGTTCTTCTTTAAACCTTTGCCAATCTTCGTTGCTGTGATATGGACACATAATACAAGCTGACCTTGGTGGTGTTGGAAATTCCAAAGTTTTAAAATAATGTAAACAATCGTGCCTAGTAATTTTATTTTCAACTAAAGGATAACAATGGACAGCCCATTTATTAGGTGGATATTTTGCTCTTTGTATTTCATCAAAAGAAATACCCATAACCATCTCAACAACTTTACCTCTTAAATTCTCTACTTGTAATAATTGTCTAACTTTTTTATTTATAGGTTGTATTTTATATCTATCTGTACAAGTTCTAAGTGTCATACCTTTTGATTGATCTTTATTAATTGTATAAACAGGAATACTAGCAAAAAATCCAGTTGGCGACATAATATCTTTTGCTATATCTCCTGTGTTTCTATCTTCCCTTACTATTAATATTTTAATTTTATCTTTTACTTTTTCTTTTAAAAATTCAAACCATTCATATACTTCTTGAGGTTCGTTACCTGTGTCTGCAAATATAGCATAATCAACAGGTGCTATCTCACCATTGTATATTTTCATAAGTAATGTGCTTGATTGCACACCTGCACCTAAAGATAAAATGCGAAGATCAGGTTTCTTATCTAATATTCTTTCATCTGCTAAACGCATTTCTTTTAAATACACTTATGAACTACCATCTTCAGCTATGTCATAACAAGTATAACACATTGGTCTATCTCCTGTGCCTATGTATGGCTCGTTCTTTGTAACTTCAACGTGTCCGACTAACCAACATCTAAATATATAAATCATTCTTCTTCTAAATTAGTTGTTGTAAGCACTTGTATGTTAGGAAGTATTGCAAGTAATTGCAGTTGTCCATTAGGCAACACAATACTTTTACCCATAAACAAAGGCACTTCCTTTTCGTTTTTTCTGTTTAATAATTCTGCAATCAACATACCTTCTGTTGCTTTGCTTAACATTACATCAATCATTCTTCCTCCTCGTGTATTTTTGCTTTACCCTCATACAAAAACCCTACTATTTTTGTGATAGGTTTTGTATTATTAAACTCTGTTGTTTGTGGCATAAGCTGTTCTGTCCATTGAAAGTCATAACCTTTACGCACTAAGTTATGTATGTTCCAAGTCATAATCTTGCCTTTATATTCTGTAAGATATACAAACATCTTGTTTTTCTCAACAGATTTCACTATGTTGCTATCAAACTTTTTCTTTTCAATAACCCAACTTCTGTATTGTTTATCTCTTGATTTAAGTTCTACAATGTATCTAGTATTTTCTGCATCAAAAGAACTGTAAGGATCTGTTGCTTCTACCAAGTCAAGACCTGGATATATACTATTTAACTTATCTATTATTTCTGTCTGTGTCATTCTTCTTCCACCACCTCTACTTGTATCTCTGTTGGTTCGCCTACAAACTCTACATCTTTAAACTCACCAGAGTTAGATACTTTAATTATTACTTTCATATATAATCTCCCTGCATTTTTTACAATATATCTCTACTATGTTTGTTGGCTCACCAAACAAATCAATCTCGCCTACGCCACAACTAAGACAACGCACTCTTTAGCTTGTCAATCATAGCACTTGCATTACCCTTAGTAGCTTCGCCACTATTAAGGTAAGACTTTGCTTCTGCACCTAGTTCATCTAATCCATTATCAATAGCTTGTGTAATTAAAGTATTGATAAAGTTTTTTTGTCCATCACTTATAGGATCTTCCATCCACTTGCCCTCTGGTATATCAGTCATATCTTTCTCGCTTTCTTTTTCTTCTACATCGCCTAATGTTTCTATAATAGTATTGACTACTTCGCTATTTCCTGCTCTGTCCTCAAATTCTTTTTTGAACTTAACAACATAACTCTCTACAAGTTGTAAGAATTTATCTACATTGTCGTTAGACCACTCGGCTACATTGTCGCTAATAGATTTATCCATTTTTATTCTTGTCTTACTTGTGTCATAGCATTTCTTTGCAAAGGTTTTATCCTCGTTGCACATAGTAAATACCATTTCTTTAAGCTGACCCTCTGTAATGCTAGAAGGGGATTTCGTACTCTCTTGTACTACTTCTTTTTTTTTAGGTGGCTCTGCTACTGGTTTGTCTGCACCTGCGTAGTGTTCTTCCTCTGTTGTATCGCCTGTCCAAAGTTCTAGTCCTATACCAAAACGCATACAACATCTCTTGATCCCATCACTTACAGCTAGTTTAAGTATCTCGCTTTCAGTTAAGTTCCTACCAAGTGCGTGTCTATCTACATCTCCAACCTCTTGTACTGTACCAAGATCATCTATCTGTAATGTACATTTTGCACCTACAACTGCATTATCTTTATCTCGTATAATGTCATAAGTAAAGTTGTACTTACCACCTACAACATCAACCAATCTCTTTGTGTATATGTGGTGTGGTACATAGTCGCCATACTTACCTTGTGGTGCTTTCTTTACAACACTCTTTGGAAAGTTAGCAGTTAATTTTTTATGTGTTTCTTTATCCAATGTTATCTCCTGTTCTGTGTGCCTACATTATAGTTGTTATGTAAGACAATTTCCTGCTATAATTATAGAAAACGATAAATGATTTATTCATATATTGTTTCCTTTCTGGAATAGCAGACTAGCGATAGTCTGCTATTTTATTGTTCTTTGTATTCTATAAATACATTATGTTTGTTTAATATATTTTCAAGATCATCTACTGTATCATCAATAAATAAATTACTTATTATGTATGTATTACTTTCTTTATCAAATTTATAACTCATTGTTCTTCAATCACTTCTGCTATTGAGAACACTTGCATATTTAATGACTTGTGTATGTGATCTAACATATCTTGTGTATGTTCAATAGCTTTATCTTCTGTGTCTGTTGTAA